AACTTCAAGGTTGGATACAGTTACACTATCAGCATCTACCGCACTCAGTAAGGCTAGTGACCCCAAGGACAAATCACCTCTAACATCAGAGGCAGAACGACCTTCGTAGGTAGTTCCATTTACCCTAACAAAATCATCATCAGAAAGACCACCACCACCGACCTTGGTTACATTACCTGCTGAAATACCAAAAGTAAGTTCTTCTTGATACCTACCATCTAGATCAACAGTAACTGTTCCTGCATCGTTTCTAGTAAGCGTTAATACTCCATCAGATGTTCCAAAGGCTGCACTTGTTACATATGTATCACTACTTGACGGAGAGTCTCCTGATAACAAATAAGGAACGCCACCTAAAGTCAGGCGATCTCCATGACTGCTGCTACTTCCCTTTGCATCTCCGTTTACTAACAAATAAGGAGTTACTGAATTTTTAGATTCAACCTTTAAACAATCGAAAACAGTGAAGCATCCATTAACCTTTTGATTTGTTACTTCAGATCCCGCATTATACACAATGGGGTCACGACCTAAAGCAATAGAGGGTAACGTGTAGGGGCCACTCCTAAACTTTTTCCCAGCTTTTCCCGCATGGTTTCTAGGAACCCAAATATAATAATATGGAACATCAGATTTAACCCCAGCAGATCTTGGTATTTCAAATTTCTGAATTTTAGTTTGCTGAACTTCAAAACGTTTAATTAGATTTTTAACGTTTAATGGTATGTTTAAGTTTTCTGATGCAGACTGATATCCATATAATTCTAGATATTGTATATCTGCCCAAGCCTGATGATCAAAAGTTACAGTAGCCTCCACAATCCCTTTTGATTTTTGGGTTGTGTTAACTGTTTGATGGTTGGTTAAATCTTTTGCATTTGATTCTGATGCAGGTGGTGCGTGAAAATTAGATGGAGACTGGTCTGTGAAGGTGCCAGCAGAATCCTTCCAAGTAATGCTTTTAATTTCAGGAGGATCATTATTATAAAGAAAATAAATTCCTGTAAATGTAGAGCCATCATCGGCTGTTCCTCTCCATCTAATTCCAAAGTCTTTTGTGTCATCTGCAAAAGCGTTTCTTAGATCTTCGTTTGTAACAGTGACTGTTGTGCTCTGATAATCTGTTTTCCAGTTTTCAACAACAGTGGTTACAGGACTTTGCGGAACAGTGGTTAAATCAATACTTAATCCTCCATCAATAAATGGAGAAGCCTCCATGCTATTTACTGGATTACCACCTCTGTCGATTATTCCGACCCTGACGGTGGGTGTGCCAACATAAATACCACTTCCACTTTGTGTTCCTGTGTTGTATACCGCTTTAAATTGGTGTCTTACTTTATCTGTGGTAAAACTTCCTGTATAATAACCGCTTGTAGTCCAAGCGCTTGCATTAGTCCCCACTCCAACAAGACCCGAAGTCATAGTTGAAATGCCAGCAGCCCCTGTTACTCTGGCATATAAACCATGAAAATAATCAGTATTTGCGCTTAATGGCTGTAATCCCGCTCCAGCGCCATCTGTGCCAGAGTATCCTATCCCTGTTCCTCTTACATCTCCACTAGTTGCAGACTCATTTAGAATGTAGGTTCCTGCACCCCCTGTTGGATAGAGAGGACTAAAAGTAATATTGGGTATGTCGGCAGGAAGGAGAATTTCCTTGAGGTTTCCCAAGCTTTCTGACATTGCCACGACAAAACCATCATGTATACCAGATGGACTGGAAGCATCATACCAAGCTCCACCATTTTTTAAGTTTTCTACAGCAGAGACATATCCACTTTCATAATAAGGGGTAAATCCAGAGGAAGTGGTTTGTAGGTTATATACTCCTGTAACAGCCATGATTAAAAGTTAGGTAATATTTCCACTGTTTCAATTTGAGTGACGTTAGCGCCTATTTCTTGAGGAATCAAAAGAACGGGAATAGTTGAATACTGAGAGTCAAAATATGCATTTTCTTCAAAACCTTTTGCTCCCCCATTTCCTAGTGCCTTCACATTAAGAGTATATACACCAACTGTCTCCAAGGAGGTAAACAGGATGCCAGTTGTATCTTCTACTGTCATCTCTACCTCTCTTCCTCCTGGGCCTTGTAAAACAGCCCCGTATCCTGTGGATCTATTTGCGGGATTTGGATCAGTAAACGAACCGCTAATATAAAAAAGCCCTTCTAAAAGACCTGTTGTCGCCGCAAGATTTTCTGGTGCTGAGAGGTTCTCAAATGTTATGCCATTTATAGTTGTTCCGACTTGATAAGCGAAAGTATTAGGTAATGTTTCAATGCTTACGTCATTTTCTATTAGATTAAATTTACCTGTTTCATATAAGGTAGCGTTTACTACAAATTCATTAGGGTTTTCTTCTTTGATATCTAATATTTTATATATAGATGGACTTGCGTCTTTAATAAGAAACTTACAAGGACTCCCCACTCTAAGACGAGAGAGAACCTCAGGTTTATCCAATCCAGATATCAAAGTTCCATATTCTTGAATTATTGAACTTCCTGTCACACTTAAGGTAGTAACTTGAGATGGCGAAATAACGTTTATTTCGTCATCTAAAATACCGCGAGTCAATGCATTTAACTCATGGACTCCTCCAGAAAAAACATCTGCAAGGAAATTGCCCCCAGCACCCCTTCTGCTAGGAACAGATTGATCATAATCATCAAGTGTAGTTAGCTTTCTTTCTAAATCTGTAAGAGAAGTGAGTCCTGTCTCTGTCGCAATATAGTAAGATTTTGATTCATCAGTGTGGGAACCTGTAGCAAATGTCCATCCAGTAAATTGATTATTAAAGAATAATATAGCCCTTGTTTCTGGATCAGTTTGATCTCCCGTATAAAGAGCATATTGTTGTTTTGCTGATGGTAGGTTTCCACCTGCTACACTAGGATCGGGGTTTCCTACATTAGTGTATCCTGCTGTGTATCCAGAAAATCCATAAAATCCAGTAAGGTTATTAGTGAAAAAACTAGCGCTTCCTCCATGGCCAAAAGGTTGTATGGTTTTATTGATGCAAATTTGATTAATTTTTCTTTCCCTTACCCTCTCTGCAATTTCTGCTGTTTCTCTTATGGTGTCCACCCCTGTTGGATCGTAAACCATAAGTTGTCCAGTCATTTTGGAATCAATAAATTTATTGGTTACTCTTATTAACTCGTTATCTGGATCAACATCCAGTATCTTGCCAAAGTTTTGTAAATTTGTTTTTAATTCATCCTCAATAAAAACCAGATCCCCAGGTTGGCATAGTAAGGTTGGCAAACCCGCTGTAAAAGCTACCGTTTGATTTTCGATGGTTTTATGGAACATGTGGTGCATTCCTGCTCTTCTCGCCATCGCCCGAGATGTTAATCCGACCCCTTCAATTCGGGTTTTAAATACCCCCCTGCTTTTAATGTCTTTTTCATTTTCTACCACCTCAACCTTTGGCTCATAAGCCGAAAATCTATCATTATAACTTACTTCGATAGTATTGAATGTTTCATCTCTTCTATGGTTGGAGTAAGCAAACTGACCATCCTTAACGCTTTCATTGGTTATCAAATTAACAGGGGTTCTAGGTCTGTCATCAACGAAACTTACCTCATTGCTTCCAAAAAATACACTACCCCTAAAGAGGCTTACTATGGTATTAATCGCATCGTAAATTTTTTGCCCTTGATCGAAAACAATGTTGCAAGAAAATCTAGGCTCCAAGCCTCCATGTCCATCTGACACTCCCTGAAAGACTCCCTCTTCGTTTACTGCATCACAGAAACGTGCAATTTTATAGAGTTGCCATTTATTAATTGTGCTTTCTTCTATTTGTTGCCCTAAGCCATATCTTTTACTTGTTAGCAGATCATAAAGAATCCATGCTGGATTATCAGTCCACTCTAACTCGTCCTTAAAGCTTCCATCCCAATCGCCTACATAAACTCTTTTTTTGTCTACTGACGCTTTGTCATAGCTATTAGCATCAGGCCAGTATCTCCTGTCAAAACCATTAGAGCCTATAGGGAAATAATTAGTGGGAACTTTTACCTTTTTTAATTTACAGTCAAAAGATCTAGCAGGAGGACTTTCAATAGAACGGGAGTCATATTTTGTTCCAATAACCGCAGAAAAAGGATAAGTTAAGTTACAGTTGATTATTTCGGTAACTTTTTCTAGATTAACATCACGATGCAGTAAAACAGAGTTGGTCTCTGCTGATAATTTTGTGACAGCAACATATCTGTTATAAAAAATTTCATTCTCATCACCACCCCCTGCAAGGGGAGTCCCATCGTTATCAATTGCTCTTACAGGTGGCAATTTGATGGGTTGATTTATATTATTACTTTTCTCTCCCTCTGAATCCCACTCTGCACCATTACCTTTAATCCAAGTGTAATCAGCGGGATCGCTAGATGGGTTACCTAAATCCACCAAGGTTTTACTATTAACAAGTGCTACAAATTTATAGGTTCGACTTGAATTTACCTCAGACACTTTTTTTCCGTTTCTTGGATCAACGTAACCAACATCTATTTGGACAGCCAGTAACGCTGGGTAGCTTGTCGCAGGAGATAATTTTCTTGCATCCTCTTCGGGTTCATCTGCCAATTCATCAGGCTCCGTCTCTTTATGAAGAGTATCCTTGAGCATGTTGATAGCTAAAGTTACAAAAACTTCATCTACATTAGGATTATAAACTGTATGAATAACAGGGGTTGCTGGCTCATTGAAATTGGGGGTTAAACCTTTAGCCCAATCACTATAATTTAAGTCTTCTCCGTCTACTGTCCGAATATCCTCACTTCCCTCACCCCTAATACTTCCCTGTTTGTTGAAAGAATACGGCGAAAGCATTTTTCTATCTGCCCTGATCCTCATCACCTGTTTACCCCTTGTAAATGGCCCATAAAGCTTAGCATTGTAGAATTTATCTATATTTACTCTATTAAAGAACCTAAATGGTGCCTGTCCCTCCTCCCCATACTTTACTTCTGCAAGAACATTAGAGTAGTTATACTTCATTTTTGAGACATCAGGAATACTATCGCGGGAAGTAACTACTGAAGGAAGAGTGCCTATTGTATTTCCTTGAACTGTTTTATACTTTAATGAAGTTATTCTAGATAAAACTCCACCAATCCCTTGTTCAATGGTTATAGCATCTCCATTCTTGTCTTCAGATTCAAAAGTTTCCCCGTCGATACCTTCCACATAAAGATTCATCCTAGCATCATAACCGTTTCCGAAGTTGGGCTGGTCGGTAGTATCAATCAGGGTCTGAAATTCATTTTTCCCCTCACTCACTCCATTATTACATGGAAAGCTTATTAAGTAAAAACCCCTTAAATACCCCGTTAATTTCCCATTGTTGTTAACACCTGGGACCATAAAATCATGAACCTGAAAGAGATCGTTGTGCTTCGCGGAAAGAACTGACAAATCTATGAAGTCACTAGTCTCAAAGCGAAAACTATGAGGGATTATTCTAAAGTATTGATAAACATCATCATCTACGTCGTCATAAACTGCTGGATACATTTCATCAATAATAGGAAGGTTTTGTAACCCCTCTTGTAAAACAGTCTTATCAGGTCGATAAACCATAATCATGTTATGGTTCTGTTCAGCGACTGTTGCGCCTCCAATAGTATTTAAATAAGTTCTTAATTTATTAAAAACAGAGTCAACATTTACAGTATAAGGATCACCATCAAAGAATCCTATATCTCCCATAATTGGCTCTAATGCTTGAGCAGATAAATATGCCTGATAGAGACCACCCTCATCTTTTCTTGCTATTCCGTCATTATATTCTTCTATTAGGTCAATAACTTCCCTAAGTAATATTGTCGTAAGTTTTGAGGCGCTTGAGTCCCTACCGAACCAGCTTACACCGCGCCGAGTCCTTCCCCCAAAGAAAGATAATTTACTTTGATCGCCACCACCATCGGTGGCTAAATTTCCAGGCACATGATAGTCATGAGGCCTTCGCCATTGGCCTCTTCCGTATGCCAGCTTTGGACCTTTAAACATTGATCCCCACACATCAGTTCCGTATCCAAATAAGAATTTATAATTATTTGTTCCTTCAATATTACCAACATACTCGCCCCCAACTGGATTTAATGGGTCAGACTCAGAGAGTAAACCCAGAATCCCTGTGGTATCCGAATAAATCAGATAATCCTGTTGGGCGGTATAATACATGTTATAATAATCAGGACTGCTCTGCCACCATTCTATAGCTGGCATAATCTGAGCCTTATCGTCTGACCCATTAGATCCCGTGGGCGGTAAATAATTTAATTCTGCGGTTTGAGGTCGCTCGCTTTGGCCTATATAGCATCCATAGTGATGATCACCATCGCTACCAACTCCTGAAACACCCGTGCCAATGGGATTGCGAATTGCTAGACTTGATCCGCGAAGTGAGCCATATTTTTTATCACTCTTCCAAGGACTCTCGTTTCTAACACCTTCTTCTATATAGCCATTACGAATACCTAAAGCCCCCACAATTGCATTGTTTGCAGGAACATCTATATCTCTCCACAAGGGTGAATCTTTATTACGGGGTTCACCAGTCCAGTTAGGAGCCTTCTCTAGACTAGTGCGAATAGGTGTGCTCTCTACGATTGCTGTAGGGTTTTCAAAACTGTTTAAAGTAAGAGTTCTGGTAATTTCTTGGCCTGTGGGATTTATGTTAATGTCGGCAGCATTAGATCCTGTTATGGCTCCAAAAAAACCTGTTATTATTCCAAGATCTCCCGTTACAGCACCTAGTGTTATGGGTGCATCTACATTAGATACTATATCTTGATCAACCCTCTCATTATAAGGGTTTACTGTTGTTCCAACAGGGGTTCCATCTAGATATATACCTTGGAGAAGTGCTTTATCTTTTACTACAACACCGTTTTGATTAACCAAACCCTCAATAGGCCCATCGCTTACAAGATCCAGTGTTTCGAGGTAGCTATAAGAAGCCGCGTATGACATTGCCCCTAATTTTGGAGGGCGATACATGGGGATGCCATCGTTAGCTCCTTCGTCTGAGCCACCTGCTCTCGAAGAAGAAGAAGAAGGAGAAGAATTGCTAGGCTGTCTGTCAGCAAATCTGCCAACTTGTTCCCTTGCTTCCTGCCTTGCAATGTGTGGGGGAGGTTCTCCAGCCTTAGCCGCAGCAAATTGTTCCGCCCTGCCGATCCCCGCTCCTCCCAAACCAATTTTTTTAAGTCTATGCTTCATTAGTTTCTAAAGTTAGAGGCGGTCCTGTTTTCTTCTGCCCAATCACTTGGTCTGCTTCTTGCATCCTTCTGTTGAACCTGAGAAGCCTTTTTAATAGTGGGGAAGGATTTAATAGAAGTTTGAATCACTGCTGAGCCGACTCTTAAGCGTCCATAACCCAATGGGACAGGAGTTCCCTGCTGTGCTGTGTTAAGATTAGTGCTAAAAATATACGAGGACTTCAGAGCACTCGCCTCTGCTGATAAGTTTTGAGCGTCAGGCATCCCCAAATCAGGCTTGGGAGTAAGTGCGTATTGAAGAGCGGCCAAACTAACCGCTAAAACGATATTAGCTAAAAGGCTTCCACCAAATAACCAACCAACAGCAGCACCAATAAAACCGCTTCCCATAATAGCAGGAACAACATCAATTCTGCTAACATTATTAATGTCAAGTTCATGAACATTTGTCACCCTACGCTTATCTAAAATTAGATCATATGCAAAACCCTCTCTTTGCAATTCCATTATACGCGCTATAAATCCCTCTCTATTAGCATCAATGGCCTGAAGCGCATCTTTAGGCTTACTTACTGAGAATTTAAATTCTTTCCCATACTCTTGAGCCAAAATTCCATGTAAGTGTATGCTAGTCATATTAATTCCTTTATCCTTTCCAACATATTTATATTACACTCCATATTTTCTGGCTCATAAATATTTATTTTTTCTGTGTTTAAACTGTATATTAAGAAGGGGTTACAAGAATTAAAAGCCATTTTTTTATCAAATTCAGAGGGTTTTTCATCTCCAATTAAATGACTATGGAAGACTGCAATTAAATCATAATCCTCCTTGAACAGTAAATATTCTAAAGGGTCGATTAAAAAATACTTTTCAGGTTCTTCAGCTATATTTAAAGCTTCCCTAATTACATACAACCCCTCCTTCTGGTTCCAACCTAAAAACCCACAAACCTCACTACGCATATTACTCTGGCAAATGCATTTTATTGCATCTAATGCTAGCTTACCCTTTGCCTTTTTAATTGTTTTATTCATTATCCTTGCCATCCAAATCCATCAGTTCCTGGGTATCCTCCAAAACGTGGGTAAGGACTAGAAAAGTTTTGTAGTGATCTGGTTTCATAGGAAGTCTCAGTTTCTACTGCTCCACTAACTAAACCAGAACCAGAAAGCCAGTTTCCACCTGTGTGAATATCTGCAAGACCCGTGGTATCTGCCGCTATTCCATCAATTGGAACCGTTCCCGTGGTCATATCCCACCAAGCTACTAGGGTATCTTTTGCAAATAATGTTCCTTCAACAGCCGATCCACTACCCGTAAGGGTTCCAAATCTACCTGTGCATTCAGAGTATGCGCGTGGTAAATAATTTTCTGGAGTTAATTTAGTCAGATTAGGAGTCCCCTTATATAAATATCTTACCTCATCAGGTTGCAATACCCTATTCCACAACATCCATGGTCCGAGTTCACCATTCATTGTTGGGTGAACACCTCCTGAGGGAATAGCTCCTAGCATAAAATGCTCTGGCAGTCCTGCAAAGTTCCCATAAGGACTCTTTCGGGATGTTAGGTTTGCGAATCTTTGAAACAAAATTCCATCATCTCCTTCTTGGCTTGAAAGCAGATCCAGCGGGAAGTTTTCATGTTCGTCATCTAACGTAGCTACTGGATTGACATAGCACCTTATACGTTGTCCAACGTTTTCTGGATCAATTCCTTCATCTTGCTCCACTAACTCAGTGTTGGGGCTATCCAGCATGATCACATAAAAATTCCATCTATCACTAACACTCGCAACTGGTGACACTTGTGTCGCAACGTTGTTAATCGGATCGGAATCATCAATAGGGTTTCTAGTAGATCCATCATATCGGTCTTCAGTATAATATAAATTTATATTGTTGATTCCGATGGAAGGAGGAGTTAATACATTATCTATAAGATAAGATCTCTCACGGGCTAAGTTGATGAACTTAGCTGTGCTACCAGACGGCCAAACACTCCCCAAAACGCCATCTTCCTCCTGTTCAAAACCATGTTCAGTAGTGCTCCAAATAGCAGATAAATTACTAGATGCATCATTAGCTTTCGCCCACCCCGCTAGTGTGAATTCTCCTGTCAAGCAGCCCGTCCATCCAGATCCGACTGAATAAAAAAGTGCGGCACTTTGATCGGTGTCATTAGTTATTATTTTATTTCCAAAATATTCAGTGGTATTGAATATTTCATCTGTAAACTTAGAGCTTAAATAATAACTAACCTTATTGCTAAATCTTTTTCTACAAGCGTTGAGTTGTTTAGTGCAACCGTCTTTTTGCCAGTAAGTGGGGTTTATTTCTGGCTTCTGTCCGTTGTTTCCACTAACGCAGACATAAACGGTTTTCATTGCTTCAAGGTTGCCAATACTCTGAGAGTCCACTGGGTATGGTTGATTGTGATTATAACCTTGAATTAAAACGTTATCATTCTTTACATAAACAACTTCTCCCGTTACATATTGTCTTTGTGGTTGCCACTCATAGTTTGGGTTATTAAAAAAGTTTTTAGATATCTCTGGTGAATTACTCTCATCAATAAGATTTGGAACAATCGTGCCACCTGTAGGATCAAGGAATGGCGTTCCATCTTCTTTTTCTACAGGAACTCCAGCATAACGACAGCCCTCTCCCCTGTATTGCCAATAACAATATTTAGAAACTACGCTTCTGTAATTTACATCAAAAGACTCTAAGTCCATAGGTGAGTTTAATTCAAACTCCACCATCATTTTTGACTCATGTCTTTTCCTTCCTATGATCCAAACCTCATTTATGATTTCTGCGGTTGCATTGGCTTGATTCCATGGATTACCTCCATCAAAATTAACGTCATCAAGATTTTTAACAAAAGCCTTTTTTCTTATTAATTTAGCATTAATCAGATCATTATTATTTTGAAGCAGGTATGTAACAAGCTGGTTATTGTTACTAATTCTTATAGTGGGTCGTGGCAATCTCCTATCTCCCAACTGCTCAAAACCCTCAGTTTCTACTGCCAAGGCAACGTATTTCGTTCCTTGCCATGTAACGTTACCGTTAAAGATAGTTCCCCCATGAAAAGGTATTTGCGAGATTTGTCCCTCAGGAGCAGTGGAGGGGTCAGGTTGCAAAATAAAAAACTCAAGAATTGCCGTTGGTTCTAAGTCCAGTAAATTCTTTGCTACTAAATTTTTTCCTTCACCCGCCATATTTAATTTTACACTTGCTGATATATAATATAAAAAAGAAGTGAAAATTATATATTTTTTAAGTGTAAAATATCAGATATGAGGGCTAAATTTAAGGTGGTGGGAGCAAATAAAACAACCAAACACTTAATGAACAAGGAGGGTTTCATGACAAAAATTTATCGCAAAGACGGGACAACTATCCGCGAAATACTCTTTGATGATAAAATTCATCTTTTTGATGAAAAAAGTGTTGACTTTCTCACTCATTCCGTTGTAACCTGCGGCTGGCTCTCAGATGAGACCTCAAAAGTAGGAAGAATCGCATTAAAATTTATACCAGAAAATGAATAAGCAATACCGAGTATACAATAAAAAGGGCGAATATCATCACACTTACAACGCTAAGTTGGATGGTGCTTTGGATTGGGCTATTGACTGCGCTAAGAGAGTTAGTGGTTCTGTGAAAGAAGTATCCCCCGCTGGAAAAGAAACAGAAATCTTTGCTTGTGCAAAATCATCAAAATGCTAGCACTAATTAAATCTGTTTTAAAATCCCTAGAGCTTTTCTTAAGCCTTAAAAATAAAAAATTTTATTATGATTTACATAAAGAACACAATGACAGGGAACACGAACTTACGAAAGCTATTGAGAAGCTTAGGGACACTGGCGATAGCAACGATGCTGATAGGGCTGACCTCTTGCGCGAGCAACTCTACACTGAACGTAAGCGATTTAAACATCTATCAGCCTTCTACACTAAGACTAAAGAAGAATAACGCCATTCAGACTATCGACGGCGTTTATACCCCCCAAACAGATGAAGTGTGGCACTCAGACGCTCGCTATCGGAGGCTGGAAAGGCAAGTTTATTCCAAATAAACAAAAAAATTTAATCGGCAAGTTCCTCGCGTAGACCTGGAAGATGGCAATAAAGGTTTACCATAACCCTCCCGATGAGAGGATTTCGTGGGATGAGTATGCTTTGGATTTGGCCAAAGCTGCTTCCCAACGCAGTGAAGACCCCTTCGTTAAGGTTGGGGCTTGTGCTTTAAATAAAGAAAACATGGTTGTTGCCGTAGGTTACAATGGGTTAGCAACAGGAAAAAAGGTGGATAAATATTTCTGGGCAGTCAGAAGAGAGAGGAGACCTTACATGATTCATGCAGAAGCTAATTGCTTAAGCCTAGTAAAGAGAGGAGAAGTGGGTCTACTGGCTGTTACTCTTTTACCCTGTGCCTCATGTGCTACAATGATAGCCTCTTATAATATCCCTAAGGTAGTTTATGAGAAGGAATATGAACGAGACATGAAAGCTCTAGAGATTTTTGACTTTTATAACATAGAATGTGTAAAATTGAGTTGACAAAGATGAAAAAACTGTAATAATAGACAAATATGAAGAAATTAATTCTTACAACACTACTGATGGGCGCTGCTATGGTCGGCGCAGTTAAAGCCTCCACCCTTGCAGATGTGTCTGTAGAAGGTGGTGTTTCATACAGCACTCTTTCCACTAGCGGCGGGGTTGGTATTAGGGATGATGCATTTAGCTACTCCCTTACACTCTCTGCTCCAGTAAAAGCTGGAGGCACCGCTTCAGTTGGTATTGACATCTTCGATGTTGACGAGGGCTACGAACAAGACATTTCACTTTCTTACTCTAGGGGAGTTAGTCTTTTAGGGCAAGATCTTGAGGCTGACTTCTACTTCCAAAGGATTGATTCTTCCTTTGGCGGCTGGGACGAGGTTGGAGCAAGTCTCACTTACAGTCATGCTCTTGCAGACCTCACAGCTACTGTATGGCATGAAGTTGGCGGCGGTTCTGGCGGTGCATATGGAGTAGAGTTTATTCTTTCTCGCGATATTGACACTCCAGTAGACGGTCTAGTATTGACACCTTTTGCTGGACTCAATCTTGCTGATGAATATACAGCTTTTGAAGCTGGCTTAGCAGCCTCTTACAAAATTACCGAAGCAGCTTCTGTCTTTGTAAAAGGAGCTTACAACGATAACGACCTTGATTCCTCTAGTGCATACAGCTTAGATGACGAGTGGTCTGTTGGGGCAGGAGTCTCATACAAATTCTAAAACCCCACCTTTTAAAAAAATAAAAGAAAAGCCTCCCGAAAGGGGGGCTTTTTTTGTGTAGAGTGTAAATATGTAAACATGGAACCTGAAAAGTCTATTTTAAAAGAGTTTTTAAACGGTGGCTGGCTTGTGCCTTTGGTTGGTGCAGCAGCAATGTTTGCAAGGTTGTTATCTGGCAATAGTGGTCTTTCATTAAAACAACAATTTAAAAGAGTCCTTACGGCGGCTATAGCCGCTGGAATTGCTTGGTTTGTATTAGAGCAAACAGACGTATCATCACTGACAAAGGCGATCACTTACGGCATCATTGGTGTAATTAGCCCAGAAGTAATTAGCGGCATCGTGCGATTAGGAGAGAAATTCGCTAAGAACCCAGAAAAATTTATTAAAAAATGAGACCTAAGTTTATTGTTTATTGCCTAGCGGCAATTTGTTTAACGTTTGGCTGGAGAGGCGCTACTCTGACAGAGGACATAAATAGCACACTAGCAGAAAATGCTCGTCAATCTGAATCATCTATCATGGAAATAGGCATGTGCTTTGATTGGTATGGGGTTGTAATTGTTAATTCTGTTATCCAGACATCTCATGGCATCATGTCTCCCGAGGAGATGATTGAATTACTGGAGGAGGAAAGTGCAAATAAAGATGAGTATTTAGAGGGATACAAGAAAGACATCACACCTGATGAGATTCCGTATGCAGATTTTGTTTTTGAACAAGAGAAGAAAATAAATACTTATGTTGGAGAGTTAATAGATTGGGCAAATAAAGAAGATATAGACAGCATTAAAGCCTCAATTCCTCGCATGTATACAATGACTGAGCCAACTATTGAGGCGATTAATAACATTATGGATACTAAGATGTATTATAATGAGGCTAAATCAGAGGAATTGCATTGCAGGATAGATGAATTTAGAGATTTCATGATTCTAGCTATTGTTTTGTCGGTTGTAATGTCAATATGTGCATCATTCAGTAGGAGGTGTAGATGAATTTTAAAGGAAAAAAAGAGGTAGTTAAGGCAGTCCAAAAGATTTTGGGTGTGTCTACTGATGGCGCAGATGGCCCTGTTACATGGAATGCTATTTTAGCCAAACTATCCACAAAGGAAACCTCTGCACCCAACGGGACTATTCCTGAAAAAATGGTTTCATTAGCGAGGGAAGAAATAGGAGTATCCGAAGTTGATGGTAGTAATTGTGGGCCAAGAGTGGATGAATACAAGGCGGCTACATGGTTAGACCCTGACAAGGGATGGCCTTGGTGTGCAGCTTTTATATGTTGGTTATTAAGGGAAGCTATTGAAGGGGAGACTGTTGCATTTAATCGTCCCCAGACTGCTGGAGCTTGGGACTTTGAAAACTGGGCTAAAAAACAATCTACTCGCGGAGTAGAATTACGCAAACCTACAAACGAAGACATTAAAGCTGGTGATATTGTTGTGTTTACTTTTTCTCATATTGGAATCGCGGTAAAAGACGTAGATTCAAGCGGTTATGTAGTCACCATTGAAGGTAATACTAATGGCGCTGGAAGCAGGGAGGGTGGATCAGTGCTTGAAAAGAAACGTCACGTTTCAAAAATTCGCAGTAGGATAAGAATTCTTTAGATTAACTCTATTTTCTCTTTATAATAGGGAAATGGAGAAAGTTAATATTCGGGTTAATCGGAACGACATCTTCAACTATGTCGTAGGGAACTCAGTCTTTGATCCTATTGAAAAATGTATCGACCCCACTCGATATGAGGTTTTGGATGCATTTATATATGACTCCAAGCTTAAAACGCAAAAAATGCAAAACAACGAGTATCAGAAGTTTTGCTGGGAGGTTACTAAGTTGAAAAACCTTAGTGCAAAAATGGATAACTCAGAAATTCAACGCATATGTGAGGAGTTAGCAGAAATTGCACCCACTTATCTTATTCTTTAAATATGGCTAAAAAAACAACATCAGTATATTCCCTTAAGAAACAGAAGAGGAACAAAGGAGTTCACGCTAAGAGTAAAACTTCTAACCATAAACAGAGTAAGCTTTATAAGAAAAAATATAGAGGACAAGGTAAGATGAAATGAACCTAGTAAATGATATACCAATCACCACTGATGAATATACTCATGTGAATTGTATTGTGGAAATCCCCAAGGGGACAAACACTAAATATGAGTATGATGAGAATTTAAATATATTTAAATTAGATAGGTGCTTAGTATCTTCTCTACAATATCCAATTAATTATGGGTTTATCCCACAAACCATCGCCCTAGACGACGATCCGTTAGATGTTTTGGTTTTCAACCATGACCCCATAGAGAGGGGAAGTATGGTATCTTGCAGAATCTTGGGGGTTCTGGGATTTGTTGACGGGGGGCAGATTGATAACAAAATAATTGCTGTTCCTCATTGGTCTCCTTCAGAAAAATACAAAACAGTTCATGATATTGAGTCTGCTCACTTAAAAATATACCGTCAATTCTTTAAAATTTATAAAATCGACAGGGATTCCACAACAAAAGTCGGAGACTGGAGGTCTAAGGGTGTTGCTCTCGAAATTGCCAAAGATTCCCATAAAAGGTGGCGAAAAGCCAATCAAGAAAGACTTCAACAGGAATGGGCAGAGAAAAATTTCTGGCAAAAAATGATAAACTCAGACCATTTTCATCCTGATTAAGTGTAAATAAGGGCATGGATACTATTCTTCAACTAGTTCAAGATAACCCTTGGTTTGGAGTTGTGACAGCCGCAATTGCTTTTGCTTCTGCTATCGCCGCCGCAACCCCTACCCCGAAAGAGGGGACTTTTCTGTCCAAATTTTATAAATTAATTGATTGGGCAGCTTTAAACATTGGGAAAGCCAAGCAGAAGTAAGTCTACAGACTAGTCTAAAGACTAAGCTCTAGGCACCTCCATCCTACGGGTGGGGGTTTTTGTTCTACATGAATTACTCTCTACTATTTTTAATAACTTCTTTAGTGTTGAGCAGTATAACTCTGTATGTTTTTGCTGGACTTCTTTTGATTATTCAATTAATATACTCAAATGATCTCAGATAAGGCAAAGGGACTTTCAGGTTCTACCCATGTAGCCCACACACAAAAACTCATTGACGAATCAACAGAGAGATATCATCATTCGTGCCTTGCTGCGGGTCTAACCATAAAAAAAACAGGGAAGATTCAGGATATAGGTCATGTTGATTTTGTTGTAAATGGGGAGACGGTTGATTTAAAAGGATTAAAAAACTCCAGCCGAGAGGGTAAAATATTACTAGAGTTTCTCAATGTGAATGGAAAGAAGGGTTGGTGCAATGAGAATGGCACTCCCTTGTGGATAGCTTTTGACTTTGGGGCGTTCTTTCTCCACGCAAAGAACGTAGACTTGTATAACTTAGCAAAAGAAAAGTGCAATCTGCGCGAAACTGTTAGCAGAGTAGATGCCTGTCTCTATAAGGGCTACAGGAGAAAAGGAAGGAAGGATATGATGTCTATGGTTTTACTGCAAGACGTTTTGCAGAACTGCGAACACTGGTTTCTCCCTTACTCTAAATATCAAATTCCCTTCGAAGAGGTTTAAGGATATGCTCTGAAATCTCCTGTCCCCTCATATCGAAAACCTGCATCGTAAGGGTCTATAACAAGTCCCGTTACAGATGCCCCTACCCACTGGCCAGATAGCGCATCTACCTTTCTATTAAATTCTCTTATTAAATGGTTGGCATACCACTCTCCCTGCCCACTTATGCCTCCACTAAGAAGATACATTCCTGTAACTTCTTCCCTAAAGCTTCTCCAATCACCCGATGCAATTCCAGTGGTGGCGTGAATTTCTCCTAATAAATCTAATGGACCATCTGCCATACTACTTAAGTTACACTTTTTTCAAGAATCTTGAAAAATTCTCTTGACGTTACCCTTGGCTACATTATAATGCTCCCGTGTTCAAATGGATATTAATTATTGCCGCCTGGATAATCCTCTGCTTAATTATTTGTCGCATTCTGGGCATCAATTCTGACCAAGAACGTAAACTTCCACAGAAAAAAAATAAATGAATCCACAACTACACAACATGTTGCGCTCTGAGGCCGAAGCAGATAGAAGCAAAGCCCTATTGAGCCTCAAGCTTCTCTCAGATAATCCTGCGGGTATTGGAGATCATACTACCGATGACTTCTGGAACAATGCAAATCAAGCTTTAGAATTGCTTGCTTCTGCTGATGACCGTCTGACGGCCTTGGAAAAGTATTTCCCCGATCAGGATATGTCGAATCAACCGACACTTTTCTAGAACGTGTCGAAATAAACCATATAAATCGACATGTCTAAAGCCACAAAAATTACTTACGCAATCTTATCTATTCTTGCGGGTCTAACGGTTGGGGTTCTAGTTGCCTTGATTGTCGGAGTGATTACTACATTCCAAGCCCTGATCAAGTTTCCCGTGGAGGTATACAGAGGTTGCACTCGAAACGCAGAATTTAAAAGATTACATCAAGCATTCAATGTCCAGACTATGGAAGACTTGGAAAAGAAACGTTGGGATGAGATGACTGAAGATGAGAAGATGTGGGAGAGACACATTCAAAAAATGGAAAGCAAGAAACACAATAACTGACATGAATAAAAAAGATTTAATTCAAGCCTTGGGGGTGGGAGTAGTTTTTGGTTTGGTCATTTACTGCTTCATGATGGTTGCAGTCCATTTCATAGAGAAGCAGGTTGACTACGAATCTGTTTACCCATCTATTGAGTTTGACTTCCTTGAGGCTGTAGAGGCTGTAGAGACTGATCTAGCTATGGTGACCTTCAAATATGAAATCAGGATTCAGAATAGCTATGACGATGAGATGCTGGAGCAGACCGAGACTCTTGATCAAGCAATAGATTATATTTTAGAGTATTCTAAATTCCATGATGATCTGTATGTCTATGACATAGAGACAAGAGAATTAATGCTTGACTCTGCGACTGTTAATGAGACTATGAGATCGCTACAAACAAAAGAGCAACTGTTAATTGAAGCGGCCCAACACCCCAAAACATTTTCTGATGTTGAAATTTTTAACTTACTAGTAGACTAATGAAGAAAAAAATACTAATCATTCTATCTTGTTGTTTTATTTTAACGCTCTTCTGTGTTAGCCTAATGCTGGCAAATAACACGGAGACTAAGTTGGATAATATAACGGTCACCTACGAGAATAAAAAACAAAAACAATTCCCAGTCACCGTTACCCTCACCAAATACCAACTGTGTAAAATGCTAGAAACACTTGAGGACGAGAGAGGCTATGGTCGTCCTGCTGACCCTCAAGATTCCTTCACCTTCACCTCTATAGCGAAGGGTAATCAACACTCCACGGCGTATAGTATCTCGTCAACCCATTTAGCAAAGAAGCCGATTAAGTGATTCAGGAGGAATTGATTAATGAAATTAAAATTTTGCGCCATCTGTGGAGAAAGTGATGGCATCGAACAGCATCATTGGTTACCCAAATCTATGGGTGGTTCTGATGATGAAACAAACCTTCTAACCTTGTGTCCCAAGCACCATGGGGAAATCCACTCCATGAGAAGGAGATGTAATATAAGCAAAATAGTTAAGGAACGTCTTGCAGCAGCCAAAGCTAGAGGTGTTAAGCTGGGTAGTCATGGTAAGGTTCAAGCGGCT